TTTTTCCCGCTTGATCCAATTTTCTTGTACTTCATTCCATAAATTCATGAGACGATCAATGCGTTTTTCAATTCCACATGATATTTCTACTAATGCATTTTCAAAATAACGATATAAACAATACATAAGAAACATATTTAATGATCCCAGACTCATTAATACAATTTTTAATAAGCTCATCGGTATTCCTTTTTTAGTTAAGTGGATGTATTGTGAGTAATGTACGTGGATTTTCATCATACATTTTTGATGCGGTTATTTTACTGATCTGACGATCATCTTCATATAGTATACCAATTGCCACATCAAGATAAAATTTTATCATGTTATCAAGATCCGGTCTGCTTGTATGCCATAGAGAATCTTTTTTCTTTTTTGGTATTTTGAGAAAGAATTCTAACGTTATATGTAATGGTCCGGTAAATAGGGGTTTGTTTTTGTGTAAGAAATTTAAATAAAAACCAATATCTGTCTTTACATGCCTTTGACAATCCCACACACCATTTTTTGATAATCGTGGACGGGCTAATGGAATTGGATCACCTGGAATGTGATAAATATATTCTGAACCATCGACAAATTGTCGACACTTGAAATCATTGCTAATATTTTTCCCATTGAGTACATGCATCACACCAACATCCATATTCTAATGTTTCCGGTTTTTTATATAGTGGAATATTATGATGATATTCTTTCATAGAGCATTTCATTAATCGGTGGACTATATACTCCTCTACAGATAATTCTTTATATCCTTTTTCTTTGTTTAGATTGTGATCAGTTTCACAAGCAACTTCTTGATAATGAGCTTGTGACTCCAACCAATCATAAAAATCTTCTGGTATTGTTAGAGTTATTTCTTTATTTACCATTACTTCTTTGCTTCTCACATAGTTGTTTATTGAGTAATTCATGTCGCTCTAATTCAAATACATCATCGGTTTGTTCTAATGGACTATCAGTGATTCTAAGCTCATTAAATGCAAGATATTCTTTTTGCTTTTGTTCTTGTTCTTTTTGTTCTTCTATAAATTCACGGCAATTAGAAAGAATAAACGCTTCAAATGTAATATGTTTTTGTTCAAGATACTTTTCTGTTTCTTGTAACAATGATGGGGTTATATGAATTATATATGGACGAGGTGTGTAGTCTCCTGATTCAAAGGTAATCTTGTTTCTAAATGGAAAAAGATGAGGACGTTTTGGTGGCACTGATTGTTCCATAATTGATCCTTCTTATGATCCTTGCTTGTCATCCAAATGGTACCACCAGTTAGGATTTGGTTTTATAGCTGATGGTGATAATTGCATTTCAGAAAAGGCTACATTAACTTCTTTTGCTTCTTGTTCGCGATTTAGTTCTTTTATGTATTTTTTTATTGCGATATTAATAAATTTATTAAGTGTTATATCAAGTCTATCCATCTGCTCATGTACTTGCGGCCATGTGTTAGGTGATATGGTAAGAACATCACTAATATATTCATTCTCTGTTTGTTTTCTTACAATTACGATTGGTTCTGTTTTTGGGGGCATATCATTCATGAGTTTCCTTTTTAGATAATGTGACAACGGGTTTTACACGTAACCATTCTTTTTCAGGAAATTGATCTTCATATGCTTCTTTCATCAACGATAAGAAATACATGGCATAGGAGTTCTTTATGCGAACGCCTTCAACTTTTATATGATGTATTTTCATTTTTTTGTAATACAGATCGGTTAATTTATCGAGGAAATCCATGAGATCTGGTTCAAGCAAAAGAGTAATTCTTTTTTTGGTGCTGCTCATACATATTCTCCAGTTCGTGATGTTTTGTCACGAGGTGACTTTTAATAATTATACCACAATTATTCTTTTTTCCTTTGTCCAGTTTTTCCGATGTCGTAAAATCTAGATAGTACCTGAAAGTAGTAATGAAGCCCGGCCGGTTACAGTAGGCCAATAGGAGCGCTTGATGCTGTATCCTGATGTAAACAATCCGTTTTTTGAATTCGATCCTGATATTGGCAATAACATTGTTTCATATATGGAAAATGTATATCTACAAGGTATTACCTATAATCAGGCAATGTGGCTTCAAGCAGCAATGGACACCAGGTTCTACGTAGGTGATCAATCGGTGTTTAATACATACATTGCTGGCTCTGCATTTAATATGCGCAGAGAATTTAATTTTAACCGCATAAAACGTATTATCTCCATGATCGAGGGTCATCAACGACGTAATAGAAAATCTACTATTGTAGTGCCCTTAGAAAATGGTGATGAGCAAACGGCTGATCAATATACCAAGTTGATGATGTATATAAATAATTCTGGTAATGTGCTTGAGACTATCTCAGAATCTTTCCTCGGTTCTCTCATTACCGGACTCAATCTATTACAAGTCTGGATCGATTATCGCAAAGATCCCGTAAATGGCGAAATACGCGTTGATAATAGAGCATATAACCAGTTCTTTATGGATCCATTTTGGACTAAACCAGATCTATCTGATTGCAATTATATATGGATTCGTAATTACCTAACCAAATATGAAGTAAAGACATTAATACCGGGAAAAGAAAATATCATTAGTTCGTTAGCAACGAATGGGTATCAAGATATAAAATTCACATTCACGCCACAAGCTGCGAATCCTAACACGACTAATTTGGTTGCTTATGATGAATTCTATTACCGCACTTATCGTAAGCAGACCTTATTGGTCGATACTAAAAGTGGTGAAACCACTGAATGGCATGGAACCAGTGAAGATTTACGCACGTTCTTATTAATGGCACCGGAATTAACCACGGTAGTATCGACTATACCAACCATTAATCTTGCGATTGTATGCCAAGGTCAAATATTGTTCCAAGGTCGAAATCCATTGGGTACTGATTGTTATCCATTTATACCCGTTATGGCATATCATACACCTGAAATACCGACATATGCTGACCGAATTTCAGGCGTTGTACGTGCATTACGTGATCCTCAATATTTATATACACGTAGACGTATTATTGAACTTGATATTCTTGAAAGCCAATTAAACTCTGGCTATATCGTTAAAGAAAATTCAGTTATAAACATCAATGATCTCTTCAAGAAAGGCCAAGGGCAATATATTGTATTGAAGAATGATGCACAGATGACTGATATCATGCCGATACAGCCGCCTAATATACCGGCATCTATGTTACAAGTTGGTGATAAGTTAGGTGATGAAATAACCCAAATATCAGGGGTAAATGAAGAATTACTTGGGTCAGCAGTTGATGATAAAGCAGCTATCTTAGGTATGTTACGTCAAGGTGCATCATTGACCACTTTGCAGAGATTATTTGATCAATTAGATTTATCTCAAAAGATGTTAGGCAATATTATTCTTGATTATGTCCAAAACAATTGGACGCCGGGTAAAGTGCGTCGCATATTAAATGAAGAACCGACTGATCAGTTCTATAATCGTAAGTTTGCCCAATATAATTGTGCGATTGAAGAAGGTCTTAATACAACCACACAAAAACAAATGCAACTTGCACAGATGCTACAATTGCGTGAAGTGGGTGTACCAATTAGCGATGAAGATTTACTTGAAGCTACAACATTCCAAGGTAAGAAAAAGATTATCGAGAATATGCAGCGTCAAAAACAAGAAATACAGCAACAACAACAAGCACAAATGCAATTACAACAACAACAAGCTGAAGTTTCAATGCGTGAGACAGAAGCGCGCATACAAATGACACAAGCATCTGCTACTGCTGCTGAAGGTCTTGGTATAGAACGTCTGAGTCGTGTATCTGAGAATCAAGCAATGGTTGAAGAACGTCGTGCAAAAGCAGAAGCAGATCGTGATCAGGGAATTCTCAATCTGGTAAAAGCGGCTAAAGAAATTGAGAATATTGATATAGCACAGGCACAACAAGTGTTTGAATTAATTAATATTGTTAAGCAGTATCAAGAACAAAATTCACAAATTCAAGATCCGGTTAGTCTTGCAAAGCAATTACAAGATATATTCTCTCAAACATCTCAAAAAAGTTTTGAACAACCTGCTGGACAGCCTATGGCTATGCCAGAACAACCCTTACAAATCCAAGGATGAACGATGGCAAAAAAGAAAATGATGTATGACAAAGGTTCCCCATCAATGGGACACCGTGGACGTGTACCAACGACTATTTCTAATGATTTTAATGCGCACGCAAATTTACCAACAAATGCAGTATTTGAGAATTATCCGTATTGCGATTATTTAGATCAATATGTTGGTGATTCTATTGTTGAAGCAGATCGCGTACAAGATGGTGGTGTTCGTAGTATGCGCAGACAAAATACTATGGAAAAGTATTAAGATGCCAACCATGATTCCTTTGTCTGGTAAAGCAAAAAAGATAAAAGAAGAGATTCTGGGATCTCCGCAAAATGAACATATGGCATATACGCGAGATCCTAGAATACGCGAAGCAGATAGACAGCGTGTTGTTATGGCTTTACTAACCAATTCACTTATGAATCAAAATCCTATGCCACAATCGCAAGAGGGTTTACAATGAAGAAAATTATTAACAAAGATTTTAATCCTAATTTTACTGATTGCCCAAATCAATATAGTTCACCAGCAAATGATTTACGCAATAGCGAACGCGCCATGAATGCACAACGTGCTTTTTATGGACAAGATCCTGATGGAGTGATGTTTGATAAAGCAGGTAATATGTGGACTAAAAAAGCAGCACAACGACCAGATGAAATAATTAATGAAGCGAACGGCGAGTAAAAACATGACTTTAAAAAGTATAGTACTATTACTTTTGGTAATTGGTGGCTGGGACGATGCACGATTAAACCGCAAATCTGCTTTAAATAGATTAAATAATCCCCATGTATATTTTTATCATCTTTCATAAGCCTCATGAGGTAATTGATGAAGAGAACGGCAAAAAAATATAAAAAAGTTACTGTCGCTAAGGGAGTAAAGGTCAAACGTGGTGTGGAAGAGAAAATGCGAAAAAGACCGGGCTCATCAAGTGCAGGAAAATATAAAAATGTTTCACCAAAAGAGTTCGCTGGTGCCGCTGGTGGTGCTTCTGAGTATAGCTTTCCTATACCCGATATTAAACATGCTCGCAATGCATTAGCACGTGCTCATTTCGCACCAAATCCAGAGGGTATAAAAGCGAAAGTATATAAAAAATTTCCTGAGTTAAAAAAAAGAAAAATGAAGCGTGAGGGTAAACATGGCAATGCATAAAAAGAAAAAATCACCACATAACAAGAAAAAACATCATAGTGGTATGGAAATAGAAATAGAGATCGAAAAAGTACCTCATAAAAAAAATGATGAAAAACATCACGCAAAAAAACCCGCTGCTAAAAAGAAAATGAAAAAAGTTATGAAGGAATTCCATGAAGGCAAGCTTCATAGTGGTTCAAAACATGGTCCTGAAGTAACTAATCCAAAACAAGCAGTTGCGATAGGATATTCTAAAGCGAGAAAAGCAAAGAAAAAAAAGAAGAAGTAATATGGAAGAAGAAAAAGGAAAAAAGACTGTTGGTGAGCTTGCTTTAGAGCAACAACTAAAACCATATTATGAAGTTCCCGTTGAAGAATTTGGCAAAGAGATTCTTCAAGAAAATGAAAATTATATGAAAAATTTATGGGAAGCCGTTGATAGAGGAATAAAAGAATTCAATACAGATTATATATATGTTGCAGTTCTAAGTCTTCGCGAACGGCTTATCCATAATGTACTTCGTAATAAATTCGTACCCCGTCAATCATGTCCCACGCCTACCTACTGTCAAACAGTATTCAAATATGAAAAAGAACTTGATCGCCTTCAGCTTTTATGGACTATACCAGATCGTGAATCATGTACTATGTTATTAGATGCAGGAATTGTGGTAGAAGGTGAAGAGCGTATCGTATTAAAACATGTTGTGGATTTTTATGACGGTACTTTAGATAAAGTATGCCAACAAGAAAATGGTGAAGTTATTATCGCGTAAAAAGGAAAACCATGGAAGACAATTTACAACATATATCTGAAATACAACCAAATACCGGTCAAATTGACCCTGAAAATCAACCGTCCCTTGGTCAAAATCTACATCAGGAGACTCAAGATGTTCATAAACCAACTCCCCAAGAAAGTTTTCAAGAGTTGCGTCAACGCGCTGAGCAAGCTGAAAGAGAACGTAATGAGGCTATTGGATTTATTCGCCAATTAGAACAAATGGCCTATCAACAACAAGCGCAACAATCTTCTAATGCTCATGATAGACAGCAAATACAAGAACAGCCATCCGCTTATAGTGATGATGATATTATTGAAGGCCGTCATTTAAAGGCTGAATTCTCTAGTCTAAAAAGAGAGCTTGAAGAACAACGACGCTATGTTGATGAAGCAAGAAAAGTTGCTGAAGTAAACTCTGTAGAAAATAGACTCAGGACCAAATACAATGACTTTGATTCTGTTGTTACTTATGAAAATATACAAAAGCTGCGTGAACTTAAACCGGAAATTGCGGCGAGCTTACACCAAACGCAAGACCTCTTCAACAAAGCCGCAGCCACCTATACAATTTTAAAAGATCTTGGTATTGCACGATCAAGTATGGTGAGTGATGAGCAAATAAAAGCGCAGCATAATTTAAATAAACCAAAACCAACATCAGCTATTGCAAGTACCAGTTCATTAACGCATGCATCTGCATTTTCAGAAAATTTGACTGAAGATCGTAAACGTCAAATATATGAACAAATGCTACAAAATGCACGCAGACGATAATTTACCACATATACTTTTTCATTACATTTTTTCCTTTTTACTCTACTACAGAATTAAAAAATCTGTGGTGGAGTATTAATTTTTTGTCCAATTTGTCCGCTATGATATACCTACTATGAACGCAATCTGGAAGTCGTTCCTCCAACCTGTGACTTTTTGTCACACCTTCATTAGGACGCAACCTGCCCTTCGTAGCTTTAGCGAAGTAGGGATTCAAGATCTCGTCCGGCTTGATTAAAACAATACAAAAAAATTTTTATTAGAGGTACACATTATGCCTACAACTACAACAGGCGTGTTACCACCAGAAGTTCAGGTATCGTTTAATCAGATGATCTTGAGCACGCCGGTACCTAATTATATTCATCGTATTCCCGCAATGCGTGAACATATGCCAGCTCGTGGTGGTAGTATTGCTCGATTCCGTCGTTATAATCCACTTGCAGCAGCCACTGTTCCTTTAGGAAATACAGGGGTTGATCCTGATGCTCAATTATTAACTGCTGTAGATATTGATGCTGAAATACAATTTTATGGCACCTATATAATTATTAATGAACAAGTAACATTACAAGCACAAGATAACGTGCTCAATAATGCTGCTATTCGTCTTGGTGATTCTTTAAGAAGAACTGAAGATGAACTGACACGTAATATGCTTGCCGGTACTGCAGCATTTGTGAATGCAACTTTTGGAACTAATGGCGATGTGCCAACTGAAATTACCCAGCCAGATATTGATAAAGTAACTACTATGCTTATTAATAATAATGCACATATGTTCTTGTCTGGTATTGAAGGTGATTTAAAATTTGGCACTGCACCCGTACGTATGGCTTTCATTGCATTGGCAAATTCAGCTATTATTCCCGATTTGCAAAATCCTGCAAACGTGCCAAATTTTATTGCTAAATCTCAATATCCCGATCAATCACGAACGATTGAATCTGAGTGGGGTGCAGTAAATAACGTACGATT